AGCATAGAGCTCCCCCGATAACGATTGCTACCGAGCGAACTAACCGCTTCACGGTTCGCTCTGAGCACTTGGTGTGCTCTAGCCCTCTGAGTGTACTGGTCATGTCAAATCCATTTCTATAAGTGCTGGTCACAACGGCGTTTCTATTTGTCTGTTGAATAGAATCCTTTTCCCTTGAAGATTAAGCCAGGTACTGAATAGATGCGATTAGCCTGTGCGCCACAATCCGTGCATCGAACTAAGTCATGATCCATAGACAATTCAAGTTCCATTTGAGTATTGCAAATAGGGCAACGATATTCATACATCGGCATTATCGGCTTCTTCTTTCCCACAGGCTTTACACTCCCAATGCTTTACTTTCCAATTACCACAATCAGTACATCTGATCATGGACTTCTCCCAGTCAATATCTACTGGAATCTTTGTATAACCTGCTTTGCGTAATAACTGCACCAGATCGACTAATGACAACATACAGACGAACTCACCGACTGATGCTTCCCCTTGACCATTAAGTCTGAAACACGCAAAGCCAAGCTTCCCTGACTTGTCCGTGCGTGCCTTGATCTGGCGTAGTGTCCCTTTGATGTCAAGTGAGTTACGAGCCTTAATCTCGATGTCGAACGGAACATTGAGAATGTCCTCGCCTTGACCACGACCGACACTAGCTGCGTGCCACCATTGCTGCAAGTACATGGCGACTAAGCGTTCGGTCGCATAACCTCTATGCTTCCTGTGTTGGCTCGGCATCTGCTTCTTTCGATGTTTTAAGTGCAATATGGCTAACTGCATGACATCTCAGACAGGTAACAAATACCTGGTCATTAGCCTCTGGAGTAATAGCCACAGGTTCATTGCAAAGATCGCAATAGATAACAATATCCTGCGGTTCTGTGAGCTCTCCGCCCATGATGGTTGCTGTGCCATCATCAAAGATTACCATTTCGCCCATAGTTATGCCCTTGCCTTCTGTGGTCGCCAATTGCCTTCTGGACTTATCTCATACCAAATTACATCTTCGCCTTTCGGGCATCGATTCATTTCACCTGTAGCTGCTGCCATGCACTTGAAATGACCCCAAGGCTTGTTAGCCTTTGTCATTCCATGTGCCCAATGCATTTCACCATGAGGACAACGAGGAACATCCTTGTCAGTTGTGCCACCTATAATGTCCTTCACAACAGCGACTGCTTCTGCTGATGTCGTAGGTGTTGCGACTGTTTTAATAGTCCAGGGATCGGCTTCATTTACGACAGGGATATATTCTTTCGGTTTGTCTGCGAACTTTGTTCTTGCGACCTTAACCATTTCCTCTTTGCTTGGTCGCTTACCCTTGCTTGCGTAACCAGCATTCGCAAGTGCTCTGCCGATCGCGCTAGTTTCACAGTTTTCCAATGCGCTAGTTGCATTAACGCCTCGACTGCTAATCGTCTCCTCAGCGAGTCCGCTGGAGAACGGCGTGCTATCAGCGAAAGTACGATAAAGCCATGCTTTAACAATGTATCGGTCATTCTGGAAACTCACTAACTCCGTTTCAACGCGGAAATCTGGGAAGTCCTTGATGAACTTCTCTAGTCTTACTTCTACTGTCTCGTAATCATCTAGGTTAAACATAAAGTTCATCCGCCTCTGTTTGTAATTGGACTGCTATCGCCAAATAGGCTATTGCATCAATGTAGGAATCTTCGTGGCTTGGTGTTTCTGTGATTCTGGCGAGCTTGACTTCGACCATTGCAAGAGCAGCTTGTGCGTCTGTGATTGGGTAATCAAGTAGACAGGATAACCTTGCAGCAATGCGACCTTGGTTAATTTTCGGATGACCGTAGACCTTGCCACGATCTTGCATGATGTCGATTGCATTGATAAGTGCCTCGGTTGCTTTCACTTACCCACCTGCTCGTAATATTTACGGACAGCCTTGCGACCATCGACGAGCCCTTGATCGTAGCCAGTTTCCTGACCCCATCTAAAGGTAAAGTAATTTGCTAAGCAAAGTCCAACAACTGTAAGGATTGTTAAAGAATTCATATAGCCCTTTCTTGCCCCGTATTTCGGGAACAGGAAAAGTGTCGCACAGCTAGTGGGATTTACCCTGTTGATTTAGATAACGAAATGGTAACAATTCTGCATCGTCCATCTGATCATCAATATCCCGTAGGACATCGTTACCGAGCGCGCCCGTATCTCTTACCTGACACAACGAATGTACCGTCCTTTTCTAGGTTAATGATGCTGACCTGCACGTTTGTACCGATTTCCTCGATGATTATGAACGCCTGTTGCCAGTTCATTGTGCCTTTAGTGTAATGAGCCTGTCGGACATCCATAAGGTGTCCACCCTCCCAGCCTCTCAGGATACGCCCTATTTTGCCTCCTGAAGCCTCTGTAAAGGCTGATTGACCTGCTCTGTGTGTGTGTCCACATATAACGCTAATACCGTGCCTACGAGCCGCTTCAAGGGCTGTAAGACCAGGTGTGGGCTTGACGGACTGTTCATCACCATGTAGGGCAATAATGCCTCTAGCGACCGCGTAGGGCTTCTTGTGATAGGTAATGCCTAACTCATCGAGCTTCATAAACTTCTCGAAGCGCAACTCAGGCAATGCTAAGAAGGCTGGAATCTTTTTCATTATGACATTGTAAAGACGGTCTGTGTGATTGCTACGGATCATGTGAGCATCTTTGGTGTGCTCCACTAATGACCAAAGAACTTCGACTGCTTCATCTCTGTCAGCAGCTAGTGTTTGTTCGTACCATCCTGGAGTGTTTTCTGTCCATCGGGAAATCTGTGGTAGGTCGATTTCATCACCGAGAGTGACGACAGAATCGGGGCGTACAGCTTTAATATACGCTGCAACATTTTTTACTGCTACTGGATCGTGATAGGGAACTTGTAAGTCTGGAACTACAACAGTTCTTTTCATTCATCCTCATCGTCATACCAGTCTGGCTCTGGGATATTTGGGTTAATTGGAGTAGGCAGTATCCAGTCCGGATACGCGTTTTTCTCTGTAATTATGCCAAGTGCCAAATCAACATCGAAACCTGCTCTGCGTAATGCACGATACATTTCATGCACACCAATAGCCCACGCATCTAGTTTAGAATAGCCTTCATCCACTAGCTTCTTAGTTGCTTTTCTTGCCATGTGTAAATTGTCACCTCTCCAATAAAGAAATGATTGTTTCGACACGCCCTTCAAGTCGATTCAATCTGTCATTCATTGACGAACCACCGTTAGGTTTTAATTCATTCAAGTAATGCTTCACTAGCCAGCGGATTGATCCTGCAAAGGCTGTGACGATTGAGATAACTGCAACTGCTAGAGCCGCCCAGTTAAGGGCACTCATTACTTCTGAATGCCGTAGCTTGAGTCGTTAGGATTTAACCAACGAATAATTGGTGGCAAGCATGATGAAAGTCCAGCAGCGATTAACGCCTTTGGCTCTGTTACACCAGCTGCTGCTAATGAAAGAACTGCTACTAAGAATGCTCTAGCCCATGAGCCTGCTGCTGTTTTAAGGTCGTTCATCTGTCTGCTCCTAGCATCGGGATATCAAACCAGCTACCGTTCTGGTCGCCTTCTTTAGTGAATGAAATGTGGATGTGATGATTGTGCTGATTAACCCCATCGTAAGTACGCCAACGCCAAGCTCTTTTAGAGGAAGCGATCTTGCCTGCATAGATGATGTAAGAAATTCTCTTCTCACCTGCTTTGGCGCATAGGCGTATTTGGTCGGCAAGATAAGAACCTGTGCTGGGGCGTGAGTCGAAGTCCTTATCCACATCAATAGCCCTGACGATTCCGTTAGACGGATCGGGATTGTGGTCACTCTTACGATTGGAGTGTGCGGCATCGCCTATCCAACCATCGGACTTTCTATCGCGGTCAGGAAAGGAATCATCAATCTGCTCACGAAGTTGTTGCCCTGCTTTACAGAGGAGAGGCTTCATCAGTTACCATCGGTGTGGATTGTTCCGCTTGCATTTCATCGTAAAAACTTTTAGCCATTGAGGTAAACTCACCATTGCCTCTGTCAATTATGGCGTGTTCTACTTCTGTGCCATCTGACTCGATTATTTTAACAAAAGATACATTGTCCATTTTTATAACTCCGCACTAAATCCTAGATAACCAGCCGTAGTGCTGGCATTTTCTAAACGATAAGGTCTGTATTGTGTAAGGGCTGCGCTGCCGTGCTGGTAGATTATTAAACCGACATTAGGACTTTTGCGGGTAGTGCTTAAAAGAAAAGTTCCAGAAGAATAGCCAGTAACTCCATCTGATACTTGGATGCTTGCGCTATCAAATGATGACGGATTTATTCTCATTGTGGTAGGTAAATTAACAACTATTTCTGTCTGTGTTGTACTTGAGGCTAACCCCATACCATAAATTGAACTTGTTAATTCTGGAAAAGTACGGATGTAATACCTTTGGCAAGCGGCTAATTCTCCTTGGATTGTTCCACCAGCACGGCTGAAGGTTGTTGCAGTTGAGCCTAGTTCTAGTTGAACACCAGTAATCTCAAAATAATCTGCTGCGCCCGCTGTGCCTACTGGAGTGTACTGAAACCATATCGCCAGTTGAGTCGCAGTTGCTGCAACTGTTCCAGTAAATGTAAAACGCTGCCAAGTAGTAGTGAGTGTTTTTGTTCCTGAAGTTGTTGTAACTTGACCTGTAAATCCAGTTGTTCCAATGTTTTGATTAGTTCCAGTTCCGCTAAATAAATAGTAAGCCAAAGCGGACGATGCTGAAGAATAATTTGCACCTGCTCTAGCGTAAAATGAAACTGTTACTGCTTGACCAGCAAATCTATATGAGTCTGCTGACTCTAGTGAAAGATTTATTACTGGAGATTGTGTAGCAGTCGATGCCGCTGTGCGTTGTACTCTAGCGCAATATTGAATAGTTGGAAGATTAGTTGTATCGCTAACATTTTGACGAGTTACAGTTCCCAATGTTCCAACTGCACTAGATGCGGCTGTTTGCCATCTGTCTGCGCTATACACATAAGAACTGGTTATGTTTGCACTTGTGCCGCGTTGCCATATATCAAAACCACCGTTAATGATGGCGTTTTTACCTGCTTGATATGACAATGTGCTTGTCTGTAATAGATTAACTGTGCCATTTGTATCATTCACATCCGATGCAGAATAGACATCTCCATTCGCATAGGTCGTTTTAAGTGGGAATCCAACAGCCATTAGCACACCTCTTTCATAGGGTCAATTCTAGTACATAACATCGAGTAAAGGCTCCTGTGTAGCGATTGTGGTTGTCCAAGTGTTAGGGGTGATGTTGTGAGCAATTCCCTGCACTTGGAGTTTCTTCTGAATAGTTGATCCACCAGGTTGTTCGTTGGTGATGTCTACTGTGTTGAAGAAATCAAGGCTAAGAGCTGCTGTGATACCTGCTGAATAACTAGGAGTCATCAAATCTAGGGTAATTGTTTCAATGCGGATGGAAGTCTCTTTGCGGCTAGTCACATAGGCAGTTGCTAAGGATAAGGCGTTGGCATCTGTCTGCATGAGCATATCTGTAGCTGTAATGGATCGCGTAAAGTATTGGGCAATGGATGTGGCATCAGAGTTAGTCTGGGCTGTGCCACCGATTCGGGTCACAGTTGCCTTGTTCACGATTGTCTTGTCATCGAGTGCAAAAGTAATTCCTGCATAGTTAATTCCTGTGCCTGTTTGGTTGAAGATTGTTGGACTAGCTGCTTGAGCATCGTAGACGAATTGACGACCCTTAAAGGTCGCTACGCCATTCTCATCGATGTAGAACGCGCCTTGTTCTGTAAACTCAGCAGTCTGAATGGCTTCTAGGACTGTGCGAGTTGTGCCAGGGTCTGCCACGCATGTTGTAGCACCTGTGCCAATGCTAGTGAATGCAGGCGGCCAGGCAATCATGGTGAGGATAGATTGAACGCGTTGTGCAGTTGTCTGACCTGCTGTGCCACCTGTAACGGTTGTGACATTGGAGTTATACATCAAGCGAAACGCGTCATAGCAAACAAAGGTTACATAACCTGTTTCTTGACCTGTTGGATAGGTATAGCGATATTCGGTGATATAACCGCCAAATAAGCCATAAGTAACTCCGCCATAGATAGCAGATGCCTGAATCTTCCTGAGTGGCTGTAATAGCCCGTAATAGGGGCTAGAAGTGTTCTGTGGGTTGAAGTCACCGTTTGGATCAACGACTCTAATAGTTGCTTGTCCGGACTCGTAATTATCCTGCAAAAGGTTGCGCCCTCTGCGAGTCGAGATGTTAGTGGTCTGTGCAGAAACATCGACAATGACAGGAACGCTAGATGCAAGTTCAGCAAAACCTAACTGTGAAGTACCTAAGATAAACGGGTTACCGAATGAGGCTCCGCCCGATAGATTTATCTTAACAACAAGGGTTGCTGGTAACGCCATTATCTGTACGCAGTCGTATAGGAGATTGGGATTCCAGAAGCTTGATTGTTATAGATGCCTTGAGTGATGGCATTGACTAGATCGCGCTCGGTAGTAACTGAGCCTTGAACATTTACTGAAATGTTTGTTGTGCGAGATTCAGCAGCTCTAAATGTTCCTGCACCAAAGTCCATAGACAATGCTGTGTTAGGAATGCCACCAGATACAGCATTTGGATCGTTGGTATTAAAGCTAGTACCACCGCCACCGCCACCGCCGCTAATGCCAAGAGCAGTCATAAGTTTTAATTGCTCTGCTGCAATTCTATCTAGCAATGCTCTAATGGAAGCCCTAATGGCTTCTGTGAAAGCCTTCATAGCATCTTCTGCTTCATTGGCTTTTTTAATCTGCCCAGCAAGAGCTGCGTTCTGGTCATGGATAGCAATGAGAGATAAAAGGCGCATCTTTGTTTCACCATCAGTTGCCTGATTCATAGCAGCAAATAAGCCAATGCGTTCAACATCGAACTTCTTTTCTAGTTCGAGAAGGGCTAACTGATCGCCTGTGAGAACAAGTTTTCTAGCAGTATTGTCGTTATCAATCTTAGATAAAGTGTTCTTGGACTTTTGAAGTCTAATTGCATCGGCATTGGCTTTATCGATGGCTTTGCGTTGTCCAGGCGATTGTGCTGGAGTGCCTGCTGAACGCGCTTTACTTGATGCACCTAATCTAGAAAGAAGTCCAATTCCTGAAATCTGAGTACCAGCGGCTAGAACATCACCGATAAATCCTGCACCTGGTATAGATTTGATTGCTTTTGTAAGAACACCAATGCCATAGATTGCATTACCAATTTGAGTGGCAAAACTTTCCATTGCTGTTGTTGCTCCGCCGATGCCTTCTTCTCCTGCAACCATCTGCATGGCATCAAGAAGGTCTTTGCCGATAATCTCTTTTGCGTTATTGGAAGCAACTGTGAGCTTGGCAATCGCGCCTGCATAGCCTTCGGCAGCGGCTAGTGCCTGACCTCTGAACTTGTCTGTAAGTTGTCCAATGATGACATCCATGT